CAGCAGCTCCGCCGCGATGAACTCCAGCGCCGGCGGCACAATCATCTGCTTGGGAGGAATGCGCAGCCGCTTTCCCCGCGCATCGAGCGTGGTCCGCATCGCCGTCAGCGCCAACTGGATACTGGTCACGTCCGGATCGCTCGCCACCGAAGCCACGTTCGACTGCACTCCGCCGCCGAGCAGCGGATGAGACGAGCTGAACAACGTCACGCCGTCCGGACCGTTCGCGCCCGCAAAACCGCCGTTGATCACCGACGCCGCCACCACCTGGCGCGTCTCCATTGCCGATCTGGCCAGCTCCGTCGACAGCTTCTTCACCACCCCGAACTTGTCGTCGTCCATGGCGATCTTCGAAACCTTGAACCCCAGCGAATACTGGGCGTGTGTGTAGGTCTTGTTGAACCCCGGCAGCGGCTGGTCGAAGCGCGTGTTGTCGCCTTCAGGGACGACCGCGAACTGCGCGAGTCCCGTCACTTCCGTGGTCTGCTCGATGGACCGCTTCGAGCCCTCCATCCGGAAGACCGACTTGTACTCTTCCGGATACTGCGCGTACTTGGTCATGACGACCTCGTCGATTGCAGGCAGCATCGTCTGCAAAAATAAATCCGGAAACGCTGAACGAATAAATGCCATTTGATTTCCTTGTGTTCCTCAGAAGACGGGGCGCATCGCTGCGCCCCCTCGGGAGGTTTGTTCCTATACGCCCACCACACCCTGGCCGAACTGATGCCGGTTGATGATGCACTCCACAATCGCGTAGTCGCCCTCGGCGTTCGGCGGCACGTTCAAAAGTTTGGTGATGCGCATGTCGTCGGTGTCCGTCGTCGCCGGCGTCCCCAGGTACATCCCGCTGATGTGGGTCACCGTCGAGCCGGCCGTCGTGATCACCACCGGCGCCAGCTTGTGCGCGAGCGATGCGGTCATATCGGTCGTTCCGATCACCTGCGCCGCAAACAACGCGTCGATGCTGTCGATCACATAGATCAGCCCCAGCGTCGATGCCGGACTGAAATTCAGCGTGCTCCCCAGGATCGGCGTGGTGCCCGGCGTCCCCTGGTAGTAGCTCTGCACGCCCGGCACGCCCGTCGCCAGCGGCGAGCCGCCCGGAATCGCCACGTCCGCTTCCACCGCCTGTACCAGGTCCCACAGGCTCATCACCTGCGTGTCGGTCGACGGCTTGCCGTACTCCGCGATCCGGCACGGTGCGCCCGAAATGCAGCTCATCAGCGGCCGGAACCCGAACGGGTTATTTACGTTTGCCATTCAAAAAATCTCCCCAAACAGTTCTTCGAGCGCACAGGCCGCCGAGGCCGTTGTGCGCGGTTCAGTACGACTCGCTCTGCGAGCCCCTGCGAATCTGCACTCCCGCGCCACGCCGGTCGCCCAGCGTCTCCTGGTGCGTCGACATCTCCGCGTTCACTTCCTCGCCGCGGTCCAGCACACGCAGTCCCATGCCCGTCGCCGCCGACTTCAGCCGCTCCACCGAAGCCCGGTAGTCGTCCGAAATCAGCCCCACTTCTTCTTCCGATTGCCGCAGCGCCGCCGCATGCCGCTTGTCCGCCACACGCTCCGGAATCTCCCCCAGCATCATGTTGCCGACCCGGATTTCTTTTCCGTCCGCGTCCCGCGATAGTTCGTACCCGCGCATCCCCAGCACGTCGCAGCACCGCGGCGAGAGCAGCTTGTAGCTCATCCCCGGCTTCCGCACGCGGTCAATCGCCGCATTCGCCGGATCGGGCGCGCTGTACGGATCCAGGCTGTCGTCGTTTGCCACGTCGATCCGATGATCGATTTCCTGGTCGAACTGCTCGCTGAGCAGCTCCACTTCCGGGTAGCCGCGGTTGGCGGCTTGCCGCGCTGCTTCTCTCTTCCGCGTCTCCTCGATCGAGGCCTTGGCAGGCAGTCTTGGATCGGGCATGTTTGTCCGCTTGGCCCCTGACCCCTGGGCCCTGGCCGCTGACCCCTTCGGTGCTATCGCCATAGCTGGACCTCTTTCTGACGCTTCTTATACGCGCCCGGTTCGACGCCCATGGCCTCGCAGACTTCCTTCTCGAGTTCGGTCACCGTGTCGGGATCGTCCTCCCGCGTCGAGCCTCTACGCCCCTTGTCGCCCGCCTGCGCCTTGATGCGCCGCTGCCGTTCCGCTTCCGCGTTGGGCTTGGGTTTGTCGGAACCTCCGCCGCCGGCGCCCGCTTCGAGCTCAGCCAGCCGCGCGTTCCTTGCGGCCTGCTCCGTCGCCAGCGCTTTGGGGACGCCGGCCTTCACCAGCTTGTTGTACTCGACGGCCGTCGCTTTGAAGAACGGCGTTTCCCGGTCGGAAAGGTCCGGATACTCTTCCACCAGCTTCGACTCGCGCAGCATCTCGGACGCCCGCTGCTGCACCCGCTGGTCCACTTCGGCGCCGGACACGAAGCCCTTTTTCGAAAGGAATTCCGTCAGCCCTTTCGCGCCCTTGGTGCCGATCAGATCCAACAGATCGGTCTTGTCTTCGTCCTCGGCCGGAGTCTCCGCCTTGGGCTGAGCGCCCTTCTTGGCTTCGCCGTGCCAGTAGCGCACGGCTTCGTCTTTTTCCGAGACCTGCGACCGCAGCGTCTCGATTTCTTTTTGCAGTGCCTTGGCGTCGGGTTGGTTCTTCGCAGCCTCAGCGGCCGCGGCAGCAGCGTCGTCGCCGGCCGCAGGCGCAGCTCCGCCGCCTCCGCCCTCGCCGCCTTCAGCCTGTTCTTCGTAGAGTGGTGTCTTGATCCAAAAAGGATTCAATGTGACCCGTTCCTTCGGTCTTCGGCTTGCCGCCTCAGAGTTTCATCGTTTCCGCGAAAGCGGTGCCTTTATACAACTGCCGGCTCAATCGGACGAATTTGTCACAGCAGGGCCGGCAAAGCACCTGATAGATTCCATCGCGTGGAACCACGTACATCTTCAATTCGGCGGGACCACCCTCAGCTCTGAACTGCTCCCAGGTCTTCCCGCAGTCATGGCACCCGACCGAGGCCTGCAGCACGTTCGCCGCGCGCTCATGCCACTCCTGGCATCGATAGCACCGCGGCTGCGTCCCCACCAGCTCCTCGGGCGCGCAATGGCGCCCGCATTGCGGACACTGCGCGTACATCCGAAACACCGCCGGCGACTCGTTCAACTTTGTCCGCGCCCCTTCCTCTTCCGTTCGCGACATTGCGCTCTGCTCTTATACAGGGCCGCGTAATAGCGGCTTTTCTGCCGGCATAGATCCGAGCAGAACTCCGACCGCGGCCTCCAGTTCGCGCCGCCGCAATAGGTGCATACCCGCGCGGCCTTCGCGGCCTGCCGCGCCCGAATCCACGCGAATTCAGCCGCGAGACGCTCCTCCCGCGGTCGCCGCGGTCCGTGCTTCATGGCCGCCCTGGCTCGGGCGTTTTCCGGGCCCGCATCTCCGCCGCCAACCGCTCCATCCTCGCGGACCACTTCATTCAACAGCCGCGATCGCAATTCACCAGCGCCCAGGCGATCGCATCCGTGGCCTGCTCGCTGATGATCATCGCCTCGCCTTCCGTCGGCTCGATGCCGGCGTGGTGCACGTGCACCAGCTCGTGGACGATGGTCTGCTCCAGGTCCTGCGGCCCCGACAACGAGTCGGGTTCGAAATCCACCGGGTCCAGCAGAGAGATCCGCGCCTTCTTCTGGCTGCGCAGGCACCGCACGTAGCCCTGGTCGGCAGGATCGGGCATATCGAACTGCCGCTGCAGCCCGACTTCGATGTCCCAGTCCTCCAGCCGCAGCTTCGACTGCCACTTCGCAACCCACGCGTTCAGCTCGAATTGTGTGACCACCGCCGGCGATTCATTCATCCGCGTGGGCTCCTCTTCTTCCGCTTCGCATCGCGATAGTAGGCCCTGAATTTTTCCACATTCGCGTGATAACGCGCACGCTGCCTGCAACTGTTGGAGCAGTACTCAGACGTCCGCCTGACGTTCGGCCCCCGGCACCCCGCGCATACCTTGGGCGCGCGGCGCTCCAGTGTTGGAAAGGCCATCCGCGCGCGAAGCTCACTTTCCCGCGCGCTGATCCGCTCTTCGCGCGGTCGCCGCGGTCCGTGCTTCATGGCCGCCCCTAGCGGCCCCACTTTTTCGCGTTCGCGGCAAACTGCGCGCGCTTGCGCTCCGCCGGATTCGAGCTGTTCTCCGCCTTGGCCAGCTTCCCCGCCGGAATCTTCTGCCCTTGCGGCACGCCGAGCTCCGCATGCAGCTCGCCCTTGTGCTTGGGATTGATGTGGATCGGATCGCGCACCCGCCCCGCCATCGCGTTAAATCCCGGATGAACGCCGCCCGTCCGCGGCGCGTGAATCGGTTTCATGGTTTGCACAACTCCTTCGGACTGGCCCCTGGCCGCTGGCCCCTTATTTTTTCTTCGGCTTTGCGGCCGCCGGATCTGGAGCCGGCAGATAAAAGGCCGCGATGTTCGCCGCCACCGCTCCCTCGAACTCGTCCGCGCCCAGCGTAGTGTGAATCACCGCGCGCCCTTCGCGCCGCAGATCCACTTTCACGATGTGATCCGCGTTGTATACCAGGCCGCCGATCTCGACCATCCGCATCTTCGGAGTCTCCGCCGCCTTAGTTTGGTCCATCCCGCTTTTTCCTCCCCGCGATTTCTTTCCGGAGCGTGTCGCCCAGTCCCAGCACCGCGTACACGACTTCGAGCGCGCCCTGGCTCGCCCGGATCTCTTCCATCGTCGCGCGGCGGTCCTGGCACATTCTGGTGTGCCGCGTGCCCATGTCGATGATCCGTTTCATCCACGCTTCGCCGATGTGCGATCGCTCGAACCGCTCCAACTCGTCAACGTCCAATTGATCCGGAGGCGTCATAGGTTCCCTTTGTCTCCCTGCGCCGGAGGCGCGTCGGCCGCCACGCAGTGGTGGCTCACCATCACCTCGCGCAGCCACTCGATAAGCGATTTCACCGGCAACTGCTCCGGCAGTTGTTCCGGTAACTGGCCGCTGACCGCTGGACTCTTCATTGCGGGGGCGCTGCTCCTGGCTGCGGAGCTCCTGGCTGCGGCGGAGGAGGCTGCCCACCCAGCCGCGCCGCCTGCGTCAGCATCTGCATCACCTGCGGCGGCAGCGACGCCTGGAAATTCTGCAGTGCCCGCTCCGTCAGCGCCTGCACCACTTTCTTGTGTTGCAGCTGCTCGATGTGCTGCAAATAGTGAATCGTCAGCTTCGCGTGCGCATCCGGCTGCTCTTTCGGGTCCAGATTCTTCAGGTCGCCCAGATGCCGCATCATGTGCAGCTCGTCGTTATCCATCGGATTGACGTGGATGTCCTCGCCCTGCAGCAGCCGGTTGAATTCTTCTTTCGGATTCACCGGCAGGTCCGGCTCCGGAGGCTCCGGCACCAGGTCGCTGAAATTGGGATCGCCTAACGCCTCGTGCGCGTCGCAGGTCACCTTCCACAGCGCGCTCGGGTTCTGATTGATCAGCGGATTCTGGATGTCCAGCTGATACCTGGCCAGCGCGTTCTCTTTGTCCACTTGCTTCGACGCCACCGAACTCGCGAACTCCAGCCGGAAATCATACCGCCCGTCCCGATCCTCGCGCTCCAGCATCGACCCGCCGTCGTTCACCGGAAACGCCCCGTCCGCGTCCTCTTCCGTCACCCGGAAAAACACCGACGCCGGCGAGAACATATACTCCAGCTTCCAGAAGTGCGCGAGCACCGCGCTCATGTCTTCGCGCAGCACCTTCGCGTCCAGGCTGATCCGTACGTTCCCCTCTTCGAGCAGCGCCACCGTCGCCCGAGCCGTCTTCGGCGCGTTGGGCCGATCCTCCTGCCGCCCCATGCTCAAATCCGTCAGCCCCGTCAGCCGCTCACCATATTGAATGAGCGTCTGCTCCCGCTTCACCACGAACTCGATGTTCGATTGCAGATTCTCGACGCGCACGTCCTGCTGCGGATTGTCCACCGGGATCATCATCTTCGGCTTGTACTCGAACGTTTCCGCGTCCAGGCCCGTCGCCGGCCGATAGAAGATGAGAGGTCCCACCGTGTGCTCGCCGGCCGACGTTCCCAGGTTGTGGTTCTGCCGCAGCTCGTCTTCGAGATCGATCAGCATCTTCCCCAACCCCGGCGACCAGTAGGAGCCGTCCTTCACCATGCTGCCCTCGACAAAAGGGCGCCGCTCGCGTGTTTCCGGATACAGCTCCTCCAGCGACTGCACTCCGATCACCTGGTTCAAGTCGTACAGGTATCGCACCACCAGCTCGGTCTGATGCGCCTCCCGTCGCTTCAGGTCGAATTGGTCCGCGTCGTTTTTCTGGCTCTTGAGCATTCGCCACTTGCCGTACCACTCCAGCACCAGCAGCGTCCCGGCCGACGACAGCGGCATCTGCATCTGCACCGCCTCCGCCTCGTCCTTCTCCAGCTTCACTTCCTCGCCTTCGGGTTCGCGTTGCTTCGGCTGCGCCAGGTTGACGATGGTGGTGAAATCTTTCTTGATGCCCCGGTAGCGGCCCTCTTCCTCGCCGGTCAGCAGCTCTTCCGGCGTGGCCCGATACTTGCGGATCACGAAGCTGAATTCGTGGATGGTCTCGTGATCCTCCGCAGGCACCACCACGTCGTCCGGCCACAGCGGCTGGAAGTCGGGACCCTCGTAGTCCACGATTTCCTTGCCCTTCACCGAGTACGTCTTGCGCACGTACGGCGCATACGCGATGCTTCGGCCAAATAAAATTTTGCGCAGCAGGAAAACGCAGAACCGGTTCAGCAGCTTCATGCTGTTGAACACCCGCCAGGTCATGTAACGCCCGACCTTTTTGGCTTTCTTGTAGTCGCTCTTCCCCACCGGCTCAGCCACGATCTGCGCGTCGTCGCCGAATAGCGAGTCCATTTCCTTGGACAGCTTGGTGAACGCATTCCACCGGATGTACGGCACCGGCAGGTTGCTCAGCTCTTCCGCGCCGGCCAGCGGCTGATCGGGAGTCCCGTTCCATCTGTTGAAGTACTCCGCCCAGCGGTCCATGCGCCGCTGATGATCCCCCAGCGCCGCCCAATAGTCGAACGACACCTGCGCGCCCAGCCGGTTGATTTCCTGGTCGGACAGCTTCAGTTGATCGGATTCGAGCTGCGGCTCTTCCCGGTCCGCGTCGCTCTCCGGATCATCGCCGTCCGGCAAATTCTCCGGAGCCGGTCCTTCGCCTGGCGGCTGGTTAGGATCGGCGTTTTGATCTTGCGGCGGCTGCTGCGGAGGCTGCTGCGGCGGAGTACCGCTGCGGCCGCGGTTGTTCGGCATCACTGGACGCGCACCCCGTCACCGCGCTTGACATGGAACGCGTTCAGATGCTTCCCCACCGACGGCGCCGCGCGCAGCGCCTCATACTCCGCCGCGGTGCGCCCCGGATAGCTGTAGACCGACCCGCTGTGGAACTGCACGTACATGGTGTTGCTCTTCGCGTCGTGCCCCGTGGCCGCGACGTTCGAAGATCCCTGGATCGGTTGGAGTGCCGGCATCATCGGAACATCACCACACCGAACACGCAGCTCAGCACGAACGCCGCGATATACCAGCTCGGAAATATCGCCGGGTCCTTGGCCAGGTCGATCCACCACTTCATCGCAGGCCCATCCAGATGGCGCAAAGCAGTACGAACCCCACCACCAGGAAAATCGTGTCGTATCGGTCCTGCCACCACCTCATGCCGCAATTCCCCTTTCCACCACGCTCAACGTCCGCGGCCCGCTCCGCGACGTCTTGGTGCACGCCGCCAGATCGCTTGGAGCCAATTCCCTCCGCAACACCGCCAGCGTCACCGTGGCCAGCGTCATGAACTTTTCGCGCCCCAGCAGCTTGGCGATCTTCGCCATATTGGTGATCTTGGTCACGTTGGTCTGCACCGAGAGCATCGCCACGAATCGCGCACCCTCCGCCACGAAAGGAACCTCCGGTGCCGCATCTTCGTAGAGCGCCAGAATCTCCGCGCGCAGCGCCGCCGCCCGCTCCGGCTTGGTGGCCACCTTGATCGCCGCGGCCGCATACTCCGCCGCGATCTCTTTTTCGAGATTGCCCAGCTCGTCCGCGAGCGACGCCGCGCGCGTCATCCGCTCTTTGGCCTTGTTGCTCACGCCGCTCATCTCGCGCTTCGCCAAACTCGCCAATGCCATGAACACCCCCGCCGTCCTTCCGTAACCGGCCACCGGCCACTGGCCGCCGGCACTGGTTCCTGGCCCCTTCTTCCGCTACGCCGCCGCCTGCGCCAGCGCCACCGGAGCCGTCGATGCCGCAGGTTCCTCGGCCTTTCGCTCCGGCACCCACGCCTTGCGAGGAAGCTCGCTCTCCGTCACCTCGGCCCGCGACGGACCGTTGTAATACTCATCCACCGGAAACAGCGAGTACGGCTGCAGCTCCGCAAACACGCGCCCCAGCTTCTGCTCGATCCGATACACCGAGTGAAAGAAATTCCCGCGATCGATCCCCACCTTGCGCGTGCAAATATTCCAGTCGCATCCATTGAGGAAATGCAGCACGAAGACGCGCCACTCCAGCGCCCCCAGTGTCCGCCGCGACACCAGCGTCACGTCCGCGATGTACTCCTCATCCTTGCGTCCGTACGTGCCGAACCGGCTGGCGCGTCCCCGGTTTCTTCCGTCCAGCGCCACGTGGCTCAAGTGCGGCTCCTGCGTGACGCACTTCATGTACCGGCGAAGAACGATACGGAAAATCGACCGCAGCACGCAGTTGCATACCGCCGCCCGCCCGCGCCCCACCACCATCATTCCCGCGCCGTGGCACTTCGCGCAGCTATGCAGCGCCAGCCCGAGGCATCCACTGCGCTGCCACTCGAAAGCGGGGTCCGACGCCTCCAGCTTCTTCGCCGACGCCTTCGCGTTGGAATGGAGAATCATCGGAAAACACTGGTTTCGAAGCATCACAATCTGGGACGGCCCCGCCTCTGGTCATCCTGTCGGCTTTGCCCGTACGTCCTCACACCCGCCATTACAGGGGAACGATTTCCGACGCTTTGCAGCCGCGGATCGGGCGGAGGATGCTGAATCCCCACCACCCCCAGCGCCGCCGAAATCACTTCGTCGTCATGGCACCCGTTCTGGTGCTCCGCCCTTCCGTTGGGCTTCACAATGAAGGTGTAATGCTCCGCGATGGTGTTCGGATCGTGCAGAATGATGGCCAGCTCGCGGATCGCCGCGTCATGCAGCGAGATCAGCTGCACCCTTGAAACCATGTTCTGTTTCCAGCCCAGCAGCTGCAGCGACGTCCCCGCGTTCCCGCTGAATTGCTCATCCGGCTGCGGCCTGCGGTGATAGATCAGCCCCGGCGGGCATCCGAACCCCAGCAGCCGCTCCATCAGCGCGATCCCCGGCCCGTTCGCTTCGGGAACTAAAAACGCCCAGTTGTACCACTGCTGCACCGCGACCAGATATTCCGCGAACGGCGCCGGCTCCATTCGAGCCCGCAGCTTCGCCACCTGCTCCCCCGTGTCGCAGTCGAAGAAGTTCGCCACACTCCAGTCCGGGTCCTCGCCGCCGATCGTTCCATCGCCGACGTCGATCCCTTCGCACACGTCGATGCCGGCCGCGTATCTTCGATTCGGTTGCGGCCGCTTGTACACCACCAGCGCTCCGCGATCCCCCGCTTCAAACGCCAGCCGCGGCCGCGGCCCCGGAATCGCCACCAGGTCCCCCGACGGCGCGTCCGCGATCACCGGCATCTTCGCCAGCTGCTTGTGGCTGAACCGCGGCCGCCCCGAATAAAGGAATGCTTCCTCGGCCGTCGACGGATATTCCTGATGGAACATCTCGACCGAGCCTTCGCACTTGTTCTTGATGCACCACCGCCGCCAGGCGAGTTGTTCGAGCGTCAGCCCGAACTTGCGCATCATCTCCAGCTCGTCCGCGTTCAGCGTGGCCTGGAACCGCGCGCGCTCCTCCCCCGGCCGGAACGCGATTACATATTCGGGGTGCTCGAACCACGCAAAGAAAACGAACAGCCACCCGCTGCCCGACGTCGGATCCATCGCCTCCAGGCAGTCTTTGTGGAACGCGTTCCCAACGCCGTTCGCCGTCGACTCCTTGACGATCATGGTGTCCGGATCGTCCGGAACCGAGTTGACCAGGCCCAGCGCAACCTTCGATGCGTTGCGGTAGTACGCATACTCGGAAAGCTGCAGAAAGCGGATCGAGTACGCGCGCCCCGCGTCCAGATTCTTCGCCGTCTCGATCTCGATAGTCGAGCCGTTCTCGTACTCGATCGCCCCGCGCGCGCCAGGCTTTCTCACCGCCCGCGGCAGCTCGATCAGTCCTCTGAACGGCCGATACAGCCGGTGAAAGTTACGGTGGTAATTCCAGATCTGCCGAGCCGCGCTCAGCTTGTGAGCCACCACCAGCGCGCTCTGGCCGGCATGGAACGGCACTTTGTGAAAGAACTCCGCCGCGACGCCCGCCGAAATCATCACCCGCCGCGGCTTCAGATACACGATGCGGACCGGGACGCCCATCGCGCGCTGCTTCTCGATCGCCTCATGCAGCTTGATTTGCGCTGGCTGCAGCTCGAAGGAAACGATGGGCCCCTGCTTCGATTGAATCCGCAGCGACTCCCTACAAAACTTCGGATGGTCGTGAAACTCTTCGAGGATCAGCCGTCCCTGCGCAATCGAGTCGAGCGACACTCTTCTTTCGGCTCAAGCCGCGCTGCGCCCGCGCAGCGCGAAATATTCCTGCATCTTCTTCAGCCCCTGCCGATGCACCAGGCTCGCCATGCTTGCGCTGATGCCCAGATCCGCGCCGATGGTCCCCAGGTCTCCATCCTCCGCGTAATACCGCCGCACCACCACCTGCTCCCGCTCCGTCAGCGTCCCGATCGCTTCCTCCGCCATCTCATGTTTCCGGCTGCTCTCGAGCAATTCTTCCGGGGTCTGCCGCGTATCCGGCAGATCGTACGAAGCGGCCTCCGGTAACGAATTCTTGCTTTCGGGCTTTCCGGGCGTCAGACTCAGATGCGAGCTTTCCCGCCAATTACGGCGCCGCACCAGCTCCCACATCGCCCCGCGCACCCCTTTGCGCGCGAAAGCCTTGAAGGTCACGCCGCGCGCCGGATCGTACTGCCCGGCCAGCTCCACCAGCTTCACGTAACCCGCCGAGATCAGGTCTTTCGGATCGAACTGCCGCGCCCACACCCGGCAGGTGATGCTGTGGACGTTGGCCGTCACCAGCTCCATATTGGCCAGCACCAGCATGTCCCGCCGCGCCAGGCGCGCCCGCTCTTCCTCAATCGCGGCCGCCCGCGCCCGCCGGTCGCTCGACACCCGCGCCGCCACGCGAAGAGCCCGGCCACGCGCCGCCGACATCAGCGCGCAGGTAGTTGTGCGCGGCACTGCGGCCATCATTGGACGCCGGCTGTCTGCGCCTCTTGGAGCGCCTGCTTCAGATCGTCCAGCGTGAACGTTTTCTTCGCGGGTGGCTCCGGCTTCTGCGCCGAGCGCCCTGCCGTGAGCAGCGCCGTCAGGCATTTCACCCCGGTCAACCTGGCGTAGTGATCGGGCCCCAGCTCTACCGGCACACCCTCGTACATCGCCTTGGCCATGGCTGAGAAGGACTCCTCTACCGTGGTCAGCGCTTTGTTGAACAGCCCCCGGATGCGCACACCCTCCGACTCCACCAGGCTGGTGATCAGCAGCTGCACTTCTGGAGAGTTGCCCAGCTTCGAAGCCGTGGCGCGAGACACGCGTTCCTGCCGCGCGATCGCTGCCATTGTCTTCCCCGCCACCATCGCAGCCGCTACGCGCTGCCCCCGAGCCGCCTTGCCGCCCTTAGTGCGCGGCCTGGCCGGCCTCATTTTCGGTTTTGCCACTTGGTTGCCTTCCCATCGGCATCAGGCGATGGCACGCCCAGCATCGGGGTTTTCCCTATGTCCCGAAAACGCCCACGGACTCTATACTCGGTGTACGCGCGAAGTCACGCCGTCGCGTCCATACCGAGGAGGATTTGTCTTATGGGAACACAACCAGCGCCCGAGAAGTGGGTCACGAAAAAGGTCGCGGCCGAGCTGCTGAAGATCGGGGAGCGAGAGATCGAGCGCATGGCCGTACAGGACGCTGCTGTAGCGGCGGCCGTCCGCGCCGTCCAGGAAGAGCGCGCCGCCGGTATTCGTCTCTCGGCTCCGCAAACGCCGCACAACGCGCTGGCCGTGGTCGGCATCTCACAGGCCCAGTCCCGAGTCGCCGACGCGCAGGTCGCCGCGTTCAGCGGCTTGGCCGAGCATTTCGCGAAGCTCTCCGCTATCTTCCCTCCGCCGCTCACCCGCAAAGCGTGGCTAAGCTTCCCGGAAGCCATTGAACACTCCGGCCTGCTCCCATCAACGCTCGCCGACCTGCTCCGCCGCGAGATCGTCTACGCCACCGGCCGCGGTCCCAAAACCTGGCGCATCCAGCGAGTCAGCCTCGACGCGTACGGCGAGGCGCCCAAGCAGTGACGCGGAGTTCTGGCATGCGTGCCATTCACGGCCTGAGATAGAAGGCGGAGCCTAGACGTCGACCATCTCCTGCTCATCGTCCGCCGATGGCAGGTCCTCATCGAACCACTCAGGATCGCCCACCGCCGCATCCGCCGGCACCACGAACACGCCGCCTTCGGCATCGGTGTGCAGGTAGCGATGGTCCGCTTTGGTGTCGGATGGATGGGAGCTGCGCAGCTCGAACTCCGCGCCTGGCTGCAGGCCGCAAAACTCGCGCTGCAGGTAGAGCACCTGCGGGTACATCGGCGTGCGTTACCCGCCGGCCGCGCGCGCCTTGGACGGCGTATTCTTCATCGACGCCTTCTGCTCATCGATGAGCGTCGCGTACGCTTTCTGGCCCACCTCGCTGCCCCAGAATGCCTGGATCGCCCGCATCGACTGCATCTTCACCCGGATGTGACCCGGAATTTTTACTGTCTTCGAGCGCGCGCCGAGAACTGCGATGAAATTCTCCGACGTGGCCTTGTTGGACAAGTCGAATTTCGCCGGCAAGGGGAGGGTTGCTGAGGGTGTCACAGGCCAATGATGCGCCGGTCACGCGAGCGCTGTCAAGCAATTTCCGCGTTAAGCGGTTTAATTCCCGCGCATTCGCCCGAAACTCCCGCGCGTTTTGCTATGCTTTTTCCTTAGCGCGCCGGGGAGCGCGACCGGGGAATGGGTTTGCTGGTGACACAGCCGACCCATCTGTGTTCAGCCCGTGTCCGCCCCCAGCGGTTTCAATAGTACGCTAATCCGCGCGGCCGTGCGCTCAGC